CTCTTCTGAGGCTTCTCCGTAGGCACTGCTTGTGATCGCCGCGCGGACCGTGCCTCCTCCATTCCATGCCGGAAATATTTTGACCCCTCCAACGCCTTGAATCGCCTTTAATTTTGCTTTGTAATCTGCAATATTTCCACCGAAAGATTCCGATGTTAAAGAATCCTTACAACGTTGTCTAAAAGTTTCGGTATCCTCTTCGTCATTTCCGAGGATCACGACTTCATCAAGCGTTGCGCTGGTGAGCCCGTTAACTCCATCGACAGGTATAAGCCTTCCTGTTTGACTATTGGGTGCCACACCTGCCGTTTCGCACTGCAAGAGATACACGCCAGCACTTTCTTTTTCAGTGACAGCATAAATGTAGGTGCCACACGAGAAACGCTCTCCTATCGCTATTTCTAGCGTCGATGGCGTGAAAATACCCCGAACGATCGCATAAGTTGCAGCAACCGGACAAATATTATGGTCTGATCCCCAAAGGATCAAATATTCGCGGTCGGCTGTATCGACAAACGCCTGATTTATGCCGTTGTCGATGGCCGTGTACAAATTCTCAAACTCGATCGACGCCGGGGCCGTCGAGTCATAAATAATAGATCCCACGCGCTTGTCATATTTAGCCAGCACGCGGGCTAAAAGGCGGCTTAAAATTACATCGGCTGTTTGGTCTGCATACAACATAATGGCTCCTTAAACGACGGTGGATTCTTGCGATGCACCGTAAATTGATTCGACGATAAAAGATACTGCGAGTTTATTATTCGCCAATTGCTCAAATTCAAAGTCGCTCACAGAAACGGTTCTTTCATCCCTCATAAGAGCTTCGGAATAACGACGGTCAATTTCTGAAATCGCATAAATTAAACTCTCTCCAAAAAGATCATCTAATTCGACGCCAAACACAGAGCCGTATATTTCGTGAACCTCAAATTCGGTGTTCAGAACTTTGTATACAAATTGCTCGTACGCGTCTCGGCCATCGACAAAGCCAGAGATGGATCCGTCAATTCCATCGTCATTATCGACGTTCATTTTGTACGTCAAGTTAGGCTGCGTGGATTCGGTCGCCTCGACAACGCTTTCGGACAATGTGTTTCCAGGTAGTAAACTCATTCTGGTGCTTCTCCTGATGGGTCGAATGCGGCTGGTTTCGATGCTCGTGGCCAGTTGCTCGGGTCTGTCATGTTCTCTTTCCATCCAGCCAAAACAGATGCGTCCGAGACTTCAAACGGGGCTTGTGTTTGGTCTGCAATTCCGGCGGTTGCCGAAACTTCCCATTCACCGCCCGTCAAATGTTCGCTCATTCGATCCAAAACGATGAATGAATTTCCGCCTTGAGCTCGAAGCAAAATAACGCTCTCGCCTTTGTGGAGTCCGTTATAAATGCGAATGCGCTTGCGACCTGCAATATTATGCAGATGGCTTGTTTTGACAGTCTTTGTCATTGGTGTCAAGGTAGCATTTGTAGCACCCGTTCCAACGCCAACAGGGGTCCCATTCAGAGTAACTGGAAGCGCAGAAATTGCATGAAGATGAGAATTAAACCCGCTTACGTTAGCGTCTCGCTCGGATTGGAACTCGCTCAAATCGTTATCGTCGATGGTCTTTGAGTAGACTTCGATGTCTACATAATGGTCTTGAACAGCGTTTGTGAGGATTAAAAAAGCCTCGGTCAAAATTACTTTGTCTGAAATCTTGATCTGTAGTTTTTCATATTCCTCCGAAACGACTTCTCCGAATACGAAATCACAAGGCTTTGAATTAAGCCTTTCATTTTTTGCGATCCGTTGTATCGTTCTCAAAAGCTCTTCGGAGTTCATTTCTTTATTCCCTTTACTATCAAATCTACATCCATATTGTGATCGTCGTTGAGAAAATAATGCGTACAGGAGTTCACGAAGAACCTTTTGGCCACCTTCAAATCATCGTCTATGTCAATGTCTACGATGATTGATTTGCCGCCCCTTAGCGATGGATCGCCGAAACAACGGCTAATAGAGAGGCTTCTTTTCTTGTCGCTGTTGACCTCTAAAATAAGTTGTGCGATATTTTCGATGTTGTCAACTTCGGAAAATTCATCACTGAAAAATTGCAAGGTTCCGAATTTTGCCATGCTTGCGGCATCTTTTGCATAGATGGGCTCGCTTGCCACTTCTATCTTTTTCTTTTTTCCAGAATTACTTTGGATGTTAACATCGTTTTTCTTTATTAGTTTTACTCGATTATAAGTATCTTCAATGCTGCTGGAATACTTAAAGTTCGATGCCGTTTCATTTGTGATTAAATATTCTGCCGAGTTTTTTTCAATGTCTTTTAGGTCTATGCGCCCGTCATTATCGTAGTAGCAATATTTTTTACCAGTGTTCATCAACGTGGCTTCCAAAGCCTGATTGACCATGTCAATAAGCGTCATATTATCGAGTGCCATCTTTTCGATAACGTAGCCAGTATCTTCAATGTCTCCGGGAATCAAGTCAAACTCTGCACACAAACGAATCAAAAAATCACTTGCTTTTTCGTTCTCAATAAGGAACGAATCCTTATTCTTCATGTATCGCAATTGATCGTAAGCCGTGACCTGAATGAACTTTTTCTTGTCGAAGTCTTTAGAAAAAACAAAACCGTTAAATCTTTTCTTTCCATCGACTGAAAAAATTACTTGTGCCCCTTCCTCAAAGCTCAAATATTTGTCTTTTATTACTGTAAATTCTAGCGATTCGGGAGATCCGTAGGCATCGCTTTTTAACGTTATCCCGTCTTGGATTGCAGGGATAAACCGTTGTGTCTTTGTGAGTATGGATAGTTCATAGCTCATCTCAAGCCTTGCTCTGGAAGGTTGGAAAACTAACGCCTATTTTTGCTGTGATTGAGCTTGCAAGTTTCTTTATTTCGGAAGCGAAACTAACCCCATTCACAGGATCTAAAGTGTAAGTGATCGTGTCTCCGGACTCTGAAATCTTTTTTATTTTTCGTGTCGAATATTGCTTGTACTGCTTTAATTCGAGCCGTACTTTTACGTCGGTGCCATCGCTTGCGTCCTCAATAATCCTCATGTTTTCAATTGACGAAACCATATAGGAGTAGCCAACTGGGAGGATTGTGCCTTGCTTCATTTTGGCGACGACAAAAGGAAATGGAATCTTTTTTGTTCGCAACAAATTAAAGTATTCGGTGAATGCCAGAGCGTCAAGGCCAGCCATTGAGTAAAGCGCAAAAGGGTATGAGTTTCCCTGTGGAAATAAAGCGTCAAACGAAATAGTGTCTAGTCCGGGTTCTTTCAGGATGTTTATTTCGCTTTCATTAATGAGATTTACTGTCTCATTATTTCCGTTTTTAGAGGTCTCCATAGACCCTGGAGTAACTGGCAATAGGACAGGGCCAATGAAGAAATAATACATTACGCGGTCACTCCTTCGGCACTTGAGGACATAGCTTTCTTGAGCCCGCTGGTCATTCGAGAGACCACGTTATCGATGTCCATATTGGAGCTAATCGAGTTTCTGTTATTGGAAATTAACTTGATGTTCTGGGATGAAATTCTATTCAAAACACGATTTTCCATAGCATCGCGCAAATACTGGTAAGACTTTTCATTCGTATTTTTTGCAGTCTCCGCCGTGTTGTCCGCAATGTTTTTTAAAAGATCGTTGGTTCCTCCGCCCCCGCCACCGACTTTGTTAAAATCAAACATCCCCGGAGCTTCAAGGCCTCCGAGAAAAGATGTTAGTTTGTTCTTAATCCGGTCGCCAATCGAATCTCCCCAGTTGTATCCAGCCTCGAAAGCTTCGCCAGGATCCAAAAGATCAAACTTTTTCTTTCCATAGGTTCCACGAGATTCATCAAAATTAAACTTTTCAGGTGCTACGTACTTGGGACCAATAATAAAGTCCCTTACTTTCTGTGTAATTCCAAGCATTTTATCCGAGTAATTAGTTTTCATTACTTTATCAAAAATCATGAGCAACGGCTGCAAAAGCAGCATCATTCCACCGATTAAGTTTCCAAACATAAAGCGAACACCGTGTATCCATCCAGTAAAAGCGTAATTCAAAGCGTTAAAAACATCGGCAGCTAAATCGCCAACGCCATCTCCGATAAAGTCTAGAAAGTCAAAAACATAATTTGCCGCCTGTGCAAAAGTGTTGTAAAACATCGCTAAAAATTCAGCGGTTAGTCCGGACAAGATTCCAAAGAAACTAAATGAGGCTCCTGCGAGATTGTTAAATAAAATAGTCAATGAGGCTGCGAGCCCTACAACCGCAACGATTGCCAGCGTTACAGCATTCCAGGCAATCATATTCGCAAATGCCAATCGCAGCGTAGCGGCAATTGCTTTAAAAATTGTCGGAATGTAAGCCACCATAATAGCCGTTTTTACTGCAAGGATTCCTAATCCCACCGCGCTTAAAATAGGCAATATTTTTTTCATGTTATTTTGTGCGAAATTTACGGCTACCGCTATTTTGTCGAATCCCCATGAAACAAAACCAACAAAATATTGGGCGGCCACGACAGCCGAATTTAAAAACGATTGAAACTTTTTAGAGTTAAAAATATCACTTATTTTTTTCTGCAATGGCCAAGCCGCTCTCTGTATTGCATTTAGGGCCATCGTTGAAATTCTAGACCACGTTAATGGAATCTTTTTAAATTGTGCATCCGTTTCTACTGATGCTTCAAGCATCGCTTTTTTTACAACGCCTGCGGAAATTTTTCCTTGGCTTGCCAAATTACGGAGTTGTTCAATCGGCATCCCCATTGACTTTGCAACGGCTTGCATAATGTTCGGAGCCGCTTCAAAAACTGCGTTAAATTCTTCACCGCGCAATACGCCAGAGCCCAAAGCCTGAACGAGTTGTAATGATGCTGAGTGCTGTTCTTCGGTGCTTGCCCCGGCGATACCAAACATTTTAGACAACGTTTCGGCGAAACGAATTGTCTCTCTGTTGTTTGTAAATATTTTTCCGGCGCGGAGTCCAATCTTTGCAACTACATCGGCCTGGACTCCATAAGCAGCGCCAGACCGTTGGGCGCTATCGTAAATCATTTTTTGAAGCACGGACGACTTTTGAAGTCCGTCATTAATCATGTTTATTCGAGCGTTTGTGTTGGTCATTTCGTCAGACCAACCGATTACCCCGCCGATCGTTCTAAAGCTTAGATACGTTGCCGCGGCATATTTTAACTGGGTCACAAGCCCGCTAGTCGAGCGAGTTGCTTTTTCGATGGCTTTTGTGCTTGGAGATGTTTGGCTAACTTTTTTTACAATTGAGAATCCAGTTTCGCAAGCGATCAAAGCGTTAGCAATCGCCTTTAGCTTAGGCGACATTTGGTCATTTATTCCGAGTGTGGTTTTGACTCCAGCCATCGCTACGATCCTTTATTTCTTATCTTGTCAGCCTGTTCTTTTTCATCTTCGATTGATACCTGAACGCTTGCCCAAATGAATGCCTTTTCGGACTCTTCTAGGTCTGGAAATACTTTTACCTGGTCCCAAGACCAATGTAATTCGTGCAGGAGATAATGCATGAGGGAGGGTTCGCCTCCCCCGCGGATTAGTTTTTTGCGGTTATCACAGCCTCATCATTTTCTTCTGAGTCAGTTAAATTATTTAACTTTGTCACAGCGACGGCCAAAGTTTCAAAGTCGTCTTTGTCGCTCAACATGAGCATTATCAAATTTTCAGGAGTGCGCTCATCCATTGGATAATCGCTCATGTACGAGTCTGCAAGGGCCTTGTCCGTAAGATCCGGGTAGACAACCGACTTCGAAGTAACCACGCGTAAAAGGCGTTCAGAATCCAAAACAAATTCATTTTGAATTTTTCCTTTTACCTTGACGTTCTTCATTTGTGTGCAAAGCGTTCTGGCATCGCTCATTTCGCGGGTCGTCAATTTCTTTATTTCCCATTCGATCACGTTTCCGTTTTCGTCCTTGAAATCAGAGCAAGGCGCAACCTTTACGTTTGGGGTTGCTTTTTTCTTATCCTTCAAAAATACCGAAATATCACTCATCTTTTGTTCCTTTGAAAAGTCCCGCTTTCACGGGATATTTCGTACAAATTAACCAGCAATGACCGAGTTTGTGTTTGAGAATTTCGAGATCGGCGTAAATCCGGCAGCCTTGAAATTCACTTCTTGCATGAGGAAATCGTCACCACCGAGTTTCATCAGGTCGATGTCACCGGAGATGTGGCAGTCCGTGAAGATGCCCACTCGGCGGCCAGAAGATGACGTTTGATCCTCATTGGACACCTGCAAATCGAAGTAGGGCACAACGGCGGTGCTTCCGATTTTTTGAACCATGTCGTTTACTGCGCTGTCCACGTCGTAAATCGTCATGGATCCAGAATAACCAATGCCCGTAATCTTTGATCCTTTTTCAAGAGTGCCAAGCATTGGCACATCGGCATCGGAGATGTTCGCGGTGCCCTTGACTTCTTTCACTTGCAGCCAAAGCTTGCGAGTGCCATCGATGGTAACGTAGCATTGACCTAGTTTCGCATTGACAGCATCTTTTGGATTAAATTTTTGACCCATTTTGAAGCCTCCTTATTTGACCGTCATGGTGGTGTAAATTTGGAACATCGCATTCGTTGCCGAAATTGCGAAGCTCGAAAGAACGGTTCCTTTTTCTTCACCAGCCGTAATTTCAACGGTATCTGGATCGAAATTTTGAATCGCACGAATCTTTTCCATCGACTGCCAATATTTAATGACCGCGCCTTTGAATCCGTCACGTCCGTCCTGATCGTTCGGGGTGATGCCCATCCAATTCTTGTTAAAATCAGCCTGGATGTCGTTCAATCCCTGGTACAAAACGCGTACAGTCTGGTTATTTTTGAAATCGCCTTGTTCTTCTTCCGTCAGAGTTACGAACGAATTAATGTCAGCGAGAACTCGAATGTCCCCGTCACCAACATCATGGAAAGCGAACTTTCCGGCCTCAATGAGGTCTTCTAATTCACTTTGTGTGTGTGTGGTATCAAGAGTCAATTCACCATCGTATTTGGTGTTCTGAACCGATTTATTGACGGACACACCAGCGTGAGCCCCGAGAGTCCAGAAAATTCCCCAGTGATTTTCGGCAGCCGTCTTGCTTGTTACTTTGTTCGCAAGCACGATGGTATTGAATGCGTCGGGATTGATCGAACCAATGTCATACACGATAAGTTGCCCAAGCCGTCCAACTTCGTCCGTCATGCGCTTTATCCACGCCGTGTAAAGTCCAATAGTGGTAGAGTCTAGCGAGTTGCAGGCGATGGCGTGGAAAGGCACGGTTTCCGCCGCATCGAGCAAGGCTTGATGCGCTGCGCCGTCCACAGTGCTATTAGTCCCACCGGAAAGCGATGTGCCCGCGGTCTCAACGAGATCGGACGCTTTTACATACAGGTCAGCCGCAAGCGTTGTAGTGCCAACGTACAAAGCGGATGCTGCGTCAAGAAGAATCTCACCAGCCGCAGGGGTTCCGGAAGCGATGATCTTCAACGCGCCTTCATCGGATGCGATTGCATCTACATAAACATTTGGCGACCAGGCACCAACGAAATCATTCGGCACCAACGCCGCAAAATTCGCGACTGTCTGCGAATCTTTTTTCCGGGTTCCGAGATAAGTTTCAACGGCGAAACTCGAATCGGTATTTTCGACAATGACTACTTTAATGTCGTTGCCACGAGTGCCCGCGTAAAGGGCCGTACCGAAAGGAGAGTGAGCCTTTACGCCTTCGCCGTTCAAGCGATAGAAATAAAGGGTCTTTCCCTTCTTAAAAAATTCGCGCATCGGAAGATTTTCATCCGCCGAATAGCCGTATCCAAATATTTTTTCCGAGTTGGATTGAAAGTCTGCGCTCTCGACCTTCACAAAACTTCCAGAAGCACCCCAATTAAGCTCAAGACCTACGGCACCGTTGCCGCGATCTGAAATTGCAATGGAGTCCTTGCTTGCACTCAAGAAGCGATAGAACGCGCCCGGCAAGATCTTATTTTGTACTACAAAATTTCCGCCACCGAACATTTTTAGTTCTCCTTCTTGAGGTAATTACACACAAGTTCTTCGACTTCTTCGTTAGAATAACGAGAGTCGTCCTTCAACAAAACGCCGAGAAGATCGCGCTTTCCCTTGTACTTTTTTGCCATGAGGAAAGCCGACTTCGTGAATTTCTTTTCGTCGGTCGCACCGTTTGGCTTGACTTCTGGGTCTTTTTGATTTGATTCTTTCCTTTGATTCTTAGCCATTTCGGTCTCCTAATTGAATACAACTTTTTCCATTTTGTCCTTAACTGTGTTCTCGTCCATCACGAAGAAAGAGTAAGTAACAAAGAAATGTCCGGCTTTTTGGCTGTCATCATATCGAGAAGATATTTCGTTTCCTCGATATAGATCGCCGTCTACTGAAATATAGTTTAATTTGTCCGTAAGGATGTCAAAAATATTTTCACATTCGGCCCTTGGTGCTGTCAAAGAAGCTGGAAAAATAACAATGTCAAAAGGATAATCTCGAAGTGCTCTTGTCCCTGTTTCTTCAGTGTTTACAAATGTTATTGAGTTGACAAAGAATGAGCCCAAAGCAAAATCAGTATCCACATTTTCAGTGTAGTAAGTTTTTGTAGTGCCAAACGTTTCATTTAGTTTGTCTACAATTCCCTGTTTTAATTTTGCAAAGTTCATTAGTAATTTGCCTTGTTTAGTTTCTCGTTAAGATAATCGTTCATTCTTTTTTTTAAAATGGCTGGAATCTTTGGCTTTATCATGACTTCCGAAATTTCCACAAAGTATTGCCCGTTAACCCATCCGTTCACAAGTCTTTTCCCTATTGCCGGAACGAAGCGTCCTACCTTTTGACGGTGCCCGTCGTTGACAAAAGAAGCGTACTTTACGTTGTTTCTTAAAGTGATAAAATATTCGCGTCCTCTTTTTCCAACGTGCAATTTCATCGTAAATTTACGCGCGTCAGCTTCATTGCCAGCAGCAGAAAGCCTTCTGGAGGCAACCGCTTCGGCGTGGGTTCTGACAAGCCAGCCACGTCTTAATGTTCCGCCCTGCATTGAGACTACTGTTTTCCCGTCTATTATTTCTTCAGTATTTTTTCCAACGGGCGTATTTTTTATCAATTGTGAAAGCATCCGGGCCGCTAAATTTTTAGTCGCTTTTGTATAAAAAATATCTTGCTCTTCCGGCGTTGTAAGTCTTTCAAACGTCTTTCGCATAGCGGTTAGTTCAGAAAAATTAACACCCCCGAAAGCCATAACACCTACGCATATTTGTCTATGAGAGTGAGCATCACTTCTTGATGCGTCTGGTATCTTGCGGGTTCGCCACCAGATTCAAATATCTGTGTCTTTCCGTCTTTGGTGACTTCAAAAAATTGGCCAGCACTCAAACTTAAATCGTACGGGAGCAATAATTTTATGGATACGAATAGCGCGGGAGCGTTCCCGTTTCCGACAACTGGATTGCTTTTGTACGTCAATCTGCACGCTTGATTTGTGTACAAAGTAACCAAACTTTTTTCACTCACATGAGTGGTTGCATTGAGTACATTTCGATACTCTTTGACATTGCACACATCTGTGAATGTGGACTCGATGGGGCCTCTAGCCTTGGCCAAGGCCGCATTGTAGTTCACCAGGCGATCTTCCTATGATACAGCAAATCTGGGCTTGTAGAATCAAAAGAAAGCTTGTTCAAGAGCAAATAAAACTTTTCATCGGCACTTACGTTTCCAACTGCAAACTCCGTATTTGTATCTCCCGTGTCAATGGACTTTACAACAGCCTCGAGTTCTATTTCAGAAAGTTGCCCGGTGGATTTCTTGGCTCTAAGAAACTCTGAGCATACGAAATCCACCAGGACTTTTTCAAGATCTGTGGGCACCTCGGAGACATTGCAGAAATGAAGAATAGTAGTCGAGCACTTTTCAAAAACAAACCCGAGCGCGAAGGCGTCTCCCTCCTTGACAGTGTAGCCAAGGGAAAGAAGCCTGCTCGTGATCGTTTCTTGAAGCGTCGTAAAATCCATTTTGCTTTATCTCCTAGGATACGCACAAATTAACGAGAGATAATGCGAGCAATGAGAATGCCCTTGGAATCGTAGTAAACAGGGCTTGTGGCACCGTTGTTTACGATAGACCAGTGAGTGCCATCTTCAAAGAACGCGTTAGTAGGCGAGTTGGTGGAAGGCTTGGCAACACTGATCCCCTTCGGGGCGATGCACACGCGAATGCGAGAATACAAAGTATCCTCACCACCATTTGTTTTCGGATCGCGGGACATTTCTTGAGGGACCTTGGCTCCAATGTCCTCATAGATAAATGCACCATCACCAAGCACATAAGTGGTGTACTTGTAATAGCCGTCGGTGGATGCCTGAGCGTCAGCACCACCAAGAAGCGTAGTGTCGATTTCGCCAGCAGCAACAGCCGCAGATACAATGTCCACGGGGATAATGTTTCCAGCCGCACCAGCGGTAGAAGCGGTGATCGTCAAGGTGTCGGTGTTGTCGTCGGTCAACGCAACGCCCGTCACAGTGAGAGCCGAAATAACATCAAGCGTTTCCGCAAGAGTTGCTCCAAGCGCAAACTGAGAAGCGGTCGGAGAACCGCCATTTGCAATTGCGGTAAATGTAACGCCGTTGATGGAAACGGTATCGCCGACAGAAAGATTAGCGGTGAAATCAACGGAGGTATGAGCTGCAACAGCGGCCACGGTTCCATGAGCGGCAACGTATTCGGCAGGCATCCCGTCGTCTACAAGAACCAATCGACCATTCCAATAGCCGATAGGAAGCGGCTTTTCAATGCCCTGCGCATCGGTATATTTGAGGAACGTGAGCAGTTTCAAGCTTTCGAGGTGGGCGGAAACGGCACTGTGCATAATGCACAAAGTAACGTTCTTCATATTGTCGCCGCAAGCCTTTTGGGCGATGGTGTTCAACGAAGAAACGTTTACTTTGTTCGCAGCGAAACCGTCAACGGTTCCAGTAGCTTCGGAAATGTCCAAAGTATGAGAGTTTACAAACTCAAGGCCCTTGCCGGAAGCCATAGAAAAGATGCCTTTGAGCATCGAAATGACGGTGGCCTGTTTCTTTTTCGTCCAGTACTTCACGACCTGCTGCGCGACCTGCGACATAAAGTCAACGCCGCTGGTGATGTCGTACGTGAAATCACGCTCTGTCCAGCCATGCATACGGCCAAAAACGGTAACATCTTGCGACATGGAAGAAAGAGTGTCGGTTGTGATGTCTGTTGAACCGTCGTAGTTGTCCGGCTCGCCCGCAAGAACGCCGTGCATCGGAATTGACGCGAAGAACGTTCCAGAGGTTGCGGAAAAAGCGTCACGCACGTCCTGGGACGGGGCAAAGGCCGCGCTGGCAATGAGTTCGTTTTTTGTGAGATCCGGCGCAACCATGCCGGAATAAATGCCAAAGGCCTCGCTGTTGAAGTCCTTGCTGTCAAATTTTGCTTTTGCGCTCATTAGAAATCCTTTTGATAATTACTTTTTCCCAGCCGCTTCCTGCAGGGCCTTGATCGACTCGTAGGAAACTGCCGGGGTTTGTGGCTGCGTCCCGTGAGAGGTGACGACCGCCGCGCCGTGGAAAACTGGTGCAACGGGTGCCGCTGGGGCCGCAGGTTTATTTTCTTGCTCAAAAAGAAAAGCGTTGTCACCTTTCTTAAATTCTTCGATCTGTTCAGAAAGTCCTTTAGGGTTTCCATCATCGTCCCAAGTCACCTTTTCCCAGTCGATCACTGCGCGTACTGCTTTCGAGTTTTTAGCCTTCGAGGCTGCAATTACGGCTTCGGATCGAACGTCCTGGATCTTTTGTTTGTAATCGGACGCAATCTTTTTTTGCTCTTCGGTGATTTCCTTCACCTTGGCTTTCAGAGTTTCGTTCTCCGGGGCAAGCTTACCAAGCTCTGTGATTTGCTTGTTAAGTCCATCTACTTGTGTCTTGAGTTCGTTCTTCGCTGTGTTTACCTCGTCAAAACGAGCCTTTGGGATAAAGTCTTTCACAGAATTTGTGTGTAATGTGAGGACTTTTTCGGCTAATTCATCAGAAATGCCAAGCGAAATCAGATCTTCTTTTTTCATGTTTACTCCAGTAATTATCATTTTTTTTCGAGGAAGGCCCTCGATTACTTTGTAACAAAATACAATTATTTTTTTACTTTGTGAGTAAAATTTTATTTTTTTTCCACTCAATCCATCCAAAAATCTTGGATTTAGCATAAAAAATCATTGGAAACACCTTGAGACCCTTGTCGCGCATTAATTCGTAGATTAGTTTGTCAGCAAAACTTTTTCTCACTCTCTGAGTGCGGTAAAAGAACCTGTGGAGAATTAATTCAGAGACATAATTTTGCTTTATGAATCGGTCTATATCCTCGTCCAGCCGGAATCCGGAAGGCACTACGAACCATCCTTTGTTCGTAAAAAAATGGATCGGTTCGCACAAAATAATTGAGATTCGTCCTTTTTCATCGGTGAATTGCTGGAATTTCATGGATTAGGCCCCGTCTCTAGATGAGCCTAAAATACTTTTAAGCACGTCCTTCTCTTTGCTAAGCTCGAAATCGAAATGTTGTACGCTTTCGTTGTCCCCTAGCGAGGTACAGTAAATGAGTCTGCCGGGGGATACCTCTATCCGGGTAATTATCCTTTCGTACTGTTCCGGGTCGGTTCTCAGATAAACAATGTCGCCGAGGTCAAATTTATTTTCAATGGTCATCATTTCAAGGCCTGATTGCATATAAGCTAACCACGCTGCTGTACAGTGACCCAAAGAGACCCTGCTGTAACATTGGCAGTATTTAATACAATGCTTACAGCCATGTCTACCATATCCGCCGTCACTGCCACATCCATAAAGCGAATGGAAGATCCGTTATATATGGTCCAGTTTGACAAGTTTGTATAAGTTTCTGTACCTACAATTATGCTGAACTGCACTGCCGAACTGCTCCAAACCCATAAGTTTGTATTGATGGCGATATGAAGCATCCTATTAAGTGTCAGCGCCCTAGGCAAAATCATGATTCCGCTTGTTTCCCCATCCGGCGAAAATCTTTGCGAATTGACAGTGAACAGATCCCGCTTCACGTCCGCATCCAGCTTGGCCAATGTGACCGCCTCATCATCGAGCTTAGATGTCTCAACGGCTCCATCCGCTATTTTAGTCACGGCATAGTCGGCATCTATGACTATATGGGTGGCACCGATTAATTTATCCGTACGGTAGGACACCTCAAGATAGCAATGGTATGGTATTATAATCTCAATGGTGCCGGAACCGCTGGGAATAGTGACCTTGAGCGATGATTCCACGGATTCCTGCAACCAGCTCGGATATATTTTTACTACCCCATTGACAGCCCAGACATGGATGTCCGAATCGGGCATTCCGAATCCGGTAGTCTCATCTATATATTTCGGATTTACAATAATATCGCGGGAACCATGGAATCCATCATCAGCGAGGGTTGTCCCGGCGTCCATTGATACGACTTTGTACGGATGAGAAGAAGGAACGCAAGCATATTCCTGCACCCCACCAGAACTTCCGAACGAGACAATAAGGATATTCCCGGCGGGAATAGTTATTGTAATATCGGGAGCCCCGGGAAAAGAATGACTGAACTTGCAAGATGTTGCCGTGGCAGGGGTCCCTACCGATCCCCATTTCGGGATTAAAAGCATCGCTGCATTTTTAATTGTCGATCCTGCATTAGTTATGATATCGGCCCACGCCTGCATCTGTACGATCGAATTTTGCGCCCAAGTTCCTGTATCTATCGTTCCGGTCGTAGGAGTAAAAACCTTCCACTGAGAATCGTCGTCAAGCTTCTTAATGATCTCGTTTATTTTGTCCGTAACTTCCGTCGGACGCGCGTTTTCTAGTTTTGAAATGGACATGGGGACCTCTTTCATCAAAATATACTTTATTTTTTAAATACAAACTAATCAAAAAGACATGAGATCAGGCTGGTAAGATCCTAAGTATCCATATCGAAAAGCATCCATTCCATGATTGTTCAAATCTTCTGGAGACCCTGTAGGCACTCCAAAACGATCTCGCGCCATTTGGTATAAATTAATTTCAGTTCCAAAATTCACGCATTTTGGATGATAAATAATTTTGTAGTTCTGGATCTTCTGGATGCCGAACATGACTGAACTTTTCGCAGAAGCTGTGCATTTTCTAGCGTTTTTTATCCCGCACTCGCGAAGTTCTTCAATATTCAGGGGAGATGATGAATCAGAATAAATGGTTTCTTTTGAATATCCGGCCTGTTTTATTCTTTCGGCCAGCATTCGGTTAGTTAACCCTTTTTCATAGATTTCGTCAAAAACATAAATGACTTTATCCGATTCATCGATTAGCATACAAATTAATGCGCTCGGGTCTACAGAGTATCCGAAGTCAAGCCCAAAGCCTGATTTAATGCCAGGCTTACGCCGCAATGCGTCGATGTCGAAAGATCGTTCCTCAAAGTTGTCGTACACGAGTCCTTCGATCACTCCCCATTCAGCAAGGCCCGCCACGCGGTAACGCTTCGGATTGCGAATCTTCATATCCTCAAAAACGGCGCGGTCGGCATCGTCAAGGAATTCGTTG